GCGCACACAGCGCAAGCGCAAGCAGCCAATGATCTGACGGTCTGCCGCCTCGTCAAGTGCATGAAGATTGAGGACGATGGCACCAAAGCTTGCGTCTTCAGAGGCGCTCACAATACCCAAGAATTGCTCGTGTTTGGGCCGCGTGAATTTTTGCCACGCGAATACCTGTGCCAGTGGCAAGTCGATCAGCCGCCACCACCAAATATTTATGATGCCCTTGAGGCAATCAAGGACAGCCGGAATTGACGCAAAAAAAATTTGAGCAGGACAGCAAGTTTGCGTCTGACTGGGATCTGGACGGCGACGGGCTGGTCAGTGATGACGAGGTCGAAAGCAGCAGACAGATCAAGCAGACAGAGACCGAGCTGCGCCGGCACCTGGCCCAGCTGCGGATGGCTCGCTTCACTCTGGCAGCGATGGGCGCGTTTACGCTGGCCATGTTCTTCATCCCGCTGGAGCGGGTCGAGGCTTTGGCTGATATCTCGAATCTTTTCTACATCTCGGGTGCCGGTATCGTTGGCGCCTACATGGGCTTCACTACCCTCGGAGGTAAGAAATAATGCTCGGAGTTTTAGCATCCATTCTTGGCAATGGCGACGTCATCAAAAAGGGCATGGACCTGATCGATGATGTCCACAGTTCTGATGAAGAAATGGAGCGGCTCAAAGCTGAAACTAAGATTCAGACCATGCAAGCCTATGCCCCATTCAAGGTGGCGCAGCGCTACCTCGCCCTAATGTTTACCGGAACCTTCCTAGCATCGTTTGCCTTGGTCCTTGTGATGACCTTGATGGGCAAGGCCAACATCCCAAACATCAAACAGGTCATCGATGACTTTTATTTAGGGGAAAGTATGCTGACCATACTGGCATTTTATTTTGGTGGAGGGATGCTCGAAGGCGTGGTCGGCAAAGTGAAAGCCAAAAAATGAAGACCAATTTTGACCAGTGTCTGGACTGGCTGCTAGCCCACGAGGGCGGCTTTGTGAACCACCCAGACGATCCAGGCGGCATGACCAACAAGGGCATCACAGCGCGCGTCTATGGCCAGTGGCTAGCCGATACAATGGACGTCGATGCCGAGGTCACCGAAAAGGTGATGCGTAGTATCCCAGAGGCCCATGTCGAATCTATCTATCGCCAGGAATATTGGAACCGTGTTTCCGGCGACAAGCTGCCGGCGGGGCTAGACTGGGCCGTGTTCGACTGGGCTGTAAACAGCGGGGTCGGTCGGTCAGCTCGCACCCTGCAGAAGATCGTAGCTGTCACAGCTGATGGCGGCATCGGGCCACAGACGCTGGCAGCTGTTGCGGAACACGACACCGAGCAGCTGATCACCGACATGCACGGCCGGCGCCAGGCTTTCTATGAGCGCCTCAAGACCTTTGAACATTTCGGCAAGGGCTGGACCAGGCGCAATGAAGAGACCTTGCACCAGGCCATAGAGCTGTGCCGTGGCTAGTAAGAAAAACATAAATCTGTCCGTCGGTCGCGGTGAGAAGCGATCGGTCAAACAGGGCGGCGGCCTCACAGCAAAAGGCCGGGCAAAATATAACAAGGCGACAGGCAGCAATCTGAAGGCGCCAGTCACCGGCAAGGTCAAGCCGGGCAGCAAGGCTGCCAAACGGCGCAAGAGCTTCTGTGCCAGATCCAAAAGCTGGACTGGTCCCAGGGGGAAGGCCGCGAGGCGTAGGTGGAAATGTTAGGAGATGCACATGTACGGCAAGAAGACCATGAAGAAAGCCGCTAAGAAGGGCGGCCTGACCAAGAAGCAGAAGACCTTGCCCAAGGCTCTGCAGTCTAAAATCATGCGAGCGAAAAAGAAGAAGCGCTGATGGCTAAGAAGAGCCAGGTCAACAAGGCCGGCAACTATACCAAGGCCGGCATGAGGAAGCGGCTGTACAAGTCGATCCTCGGCCGCGCCACGCACGGTACCGCTGCCGGCAAATGGTCAGCTCGAAAAGCCCAGCTGCTTGCTAAGGAATATAAGAAGCGGGGCGGGGGCTATCGGGACTGATGCGCGCACCACAACGATCGCTCAAGAATTGGGGCAAGCAGAAATGGCGCACCAAGTCAGGCAAGAAAAGCAGCGAGACCGGCGAACGGTATCTGCCGGAAGCAGCAATCAAGTCACTGACGCCGGCCGAGTATGCTGCCACTACGAGGGCGAAGCGCAAGGCGAAACGCCGGGGCAAACAGTTCTCGAAGCAGCCCAAAAGCATTATGAAAAAGACCAGGCGCTTTAGGTAGCTGGGTGCCAAAGCCTCTGGCACCCAGGTGCCAAGCGGGTGCCAAACTGGGTGGGATTGAATGGGATTATGCAGTATGTGCTTGCACCGTAAACTACTGTAATATACTGTGATTGGACATGTTAAGACGCTTTCTTGACAGGTTCGAGTCCCGTCACTCCCGCCATTCAAGTCGTTGAAAGCATTAGCTTTTGACGGCTTTTTTTGTGTCTGGGTGCCAAATGGGTGCCAAGAAATCGACAGCGGGTGCGGGATTTCACCTTGAACTTGACGGAAAACGTCACTATCTTATGACGTATAGAGTCAAGAAAGGGAGAACGACCAATGCTTAAATATCGCATACCCCAACGTTACTACGACGACCATGTCGATTGTGACTGCGAAGCTCCGGCGATCATCAAAGCCACCAAGCAGCACTACTGGATCAGCGCCGAAGAAACGGAAGAGCTGGCCGAGCTGCGTAGTCGCGCACAACACTATGTCGATATGGGTGCGATGGGAGCCTTTGACCCTGGGTTCTCCGGGTTGATAGCTAGTGCTAGGGCAACGCTGAAGATCATTGGCGAAGACTCCGCGCAGTCTGAGGCCGCAGAGGCCGCCATGATCGCAACCGCACCGAGGGGCTTCTAATGCAAATCGTCATCAAGCAAATCAAATCACGCGCCAAGGCTGGCAAGGCCGCCTTCTGTGTAGACACCCGCACCCTGATCGATGGCGGCAAGCGCAGCTTCTTTGCAACCCGCCAGCAGGCCCAGGCTTACGCCGACCAGCTCGCATCTGAGCTGGCGCCCAACCTGGGCGAGAGCTGGGACTGGACGTTCCAACAGCTGCGCGACCATTTCGTGGCGCACGTTGAGCGCGCGCATGAGGACGGCGACGTCACCCGGTCGAGCATGATTGAGAAGCGCCGGCACAGCCAGGCGTTCATCGATCTCAAGCTCAACAACAAGGCGCTGGCCAAGTCGAAGGTGCGTGATCTGACCACCGGTCAGATCCGGCTGCAGCTGATGGACGAGCTGAAGGCCGGCCGCTCCATCAAGACTGTGAAGAATATCATGGGCAACGTCCGCGTCATGCTCGACTTTGCGATTGATTCGGGCTGCCGCAACAGCAACCCGGCTCTGGGTGTGAAGGCCAAGGGTTCAAAGAGCCATGACACTGGCAAGGCTCAGCGCATCCAGCCGGCAGTGATTGAAACCATCATTGACCACATGCCCGAGGCCTGGTCGCTCCGCGGTCGCTTCGCTGCCACTACCGGCCTGCGCCAGGGTGAGCAGCGCGCCCTGCTGTGGTCTGACATCGACCTGGACGCCGGGTATGTGTACGTCACCAAGGCGGTGAAGCACCGCGCCGAGGTGGGCGACACAAAGACCGCCAAGGGTAACCGTAAGGTGCCACTGACCCCTGACGTCAAGCAGCTGCTGCAAGAGCTTTATCTGCGCGCTGGGCGGCCGTCAGCTGGTCAGCTTGTGTTCCCTAGCACGACCGGCAACGTGCTGTCTGACAGCCGCTTCCTGGCCGCTCTGCACAAGGCCTGTGACGCAGCTGGTGTTGAGCGCATCCGGTGGCACGATCTGCGCCACTACTACGCAAGCCGGATCTTGCAGGCGTTCAACGGTGACTGGTGGACAGTGACCAACCTGATGGGCCATGAGAGCATCAAGACCACCACCAACATCTATGGCCACTGGCTCGAAAGCGAAGAGCAGGACGCCAAGATCGCGGACGCTATCTCGGGGGCGTTCTAAGCAAAAGGGGCGCACTAGCGCCCCTTTCTTGTTTCTACCGCCGCTTGATGAAAGCGGATGGCCAGCTGGTCTAGCTCGTCAGCTGATACCTTCCTGGTCACGAACTGGCCCAGCACTATCCCGCAGACCTTGCCCCGCACTGGGTACACCAGAAATTCCGCAGGCGTCGTCAAGCACAGCTCTTGCGACATAGATTTTTTTGCCGGTCTTGATCGTCGGGACGTCATTGCTTTTGATAAGGCGCCACGTCCTTTTGTAGCTGGCGTCTGTGTCTTCCCCAAAAAGGTACGCAGCTGCTTCATGAAGCGTGAGAAGATTACCATCCATTGCCACCACCACTAGGCTGCGGTGCCGGCGCCTGTGCCGGCGCTGGAGCGCTTCTAGAGCCGTCAGGCTTGTTGACCAGCAGCTGAAACGACATGACCTTTGGAAACTCGCGGACGTCTTCGACGCCTGGTGTGCGCTCCGATATGGTGATGCCCAGCTCGACGCCGGCCTCGGACAGCTGCTGGTAGAGATCTTCGCAGATCTGCTTTTGCTCTGCTGTCATGGGCGCAAAGCTGCGCGTCGTGTCATTCCACTCGGTACGAAACTGCAGGAACGCGATGCCCCGGTACTCGACTGGCTCACCGTGCATGTCAGCCATCCTGACGTCCTTACGCATCTTGATTTTAGATCGTGAAAAGTGCGGCATTATCTATCTCCTGAGTTAATTTTTTCATAGCGCGCGTTGTAGTAATCGAACAATTCGGCATACATCTCGCGGTCTGCTTCCTGCAGATCCTCACGCTGCTTGCCGGTGTTTCTAGCCCAGGCCATTGCTTGATTGATGTTTACGCAGTCATCAATCTTGGCCTTCTCTTGGTCCACCCAGTCCCGCCAAGGGTTCTCTGCGAAGGGTATGTCCTCAAGCGGCGGCGGTGCTGGGGGCTCGGCAGCTGGCTGCTGCGGCGTACTTGTGACGTTGCTTGGCCGTGTTGCCTGGAAATCGTCGGCTTCTTCCTCGGAATAGACAAAGCCGGCCACGCCGATCAGCTTTAGAATCACGCGATCCTTCGCGCGCTTTTCTGCCATTGCATAGGGGTAGCTGTTTTTGTTGTTGTAAGGCACAGCTTCGCCGACAGACCATTCGACGGCATCCCCGAGCCGGCCAGACACCAGCATGACCACCTTCTTTTTCTCAGCGTCTGCTTCGATCATAGTCGGCGAATCGAAGGT